CAGAAAGGATCGATGCGAATCTACTCAACGTCCCGATAGATCAGTTGGAACATCTGAGTAAGGACATGTTTTCAAATCGTGTAAAGGGTATCGCAGATAAGACTAACGGTAAGTTGATTATCAAGGAGTATCCTACGGGACAGGCACACGCCAGTCACTTCCGTGCGTTGCTGAACGAATTGAAACTAAAGAAGAAGTTCACACCGGATATGATTTTTATTGACTACCTGAACATCTGTGCGTCTTCTAGGATGAAGTCAATGGGGGGTTCTATCAACTCTTATACATATATCAAGTCTATCGCAGAAGAATTGCGAGGTCTTGCTGTTGAGTTTGATGTTCCTGTATTCTCTGCAACGCAGACTACTCGTTCTGGTTATAGTAACGATGATGTGGGTCTGGAGGACACGTCCGAATCGTTTGGACTTCCCGCCACAGCAGACTTGATGTTTGCACTGATCAGTAATGATGAGCTGAATGCAAACGGACAGATATTAGTAAAGCAGTTAAAAAATCGGTATAATGATCCTAGTACATATCAACGATTTGTTGTGGGCATTGACCGGAGTAAGATGAGATTATTTGATGTAGACCAAAACGATTCTCCCCTAAATAAAGAGGTAGATAATGGTCCCGCCTTTGATAACTCAAACTCCGGTCAGAGAATTTCGTCCGAAAAGATGAACTTTGATGGCTTCACACTATAAGGATATCTGTAATGGACCCAATTTCACAAACTATTATGACATTAGTACTAATGGGTACCGCAAATTATATCGGCAAGAAGATGGGAAGACAAGAGGGAATTAATGCCGCAGTAGCATATCTTTTAGAGATGGGTGCTTGTACCGAAAACGATCTAAAGAAAGCTAATGAAAGATTTATGAATGGAGATGATATTTAATAATGACTGAGGTAGTTATTCGTAATAAAGAGTTGTTAGAGACTCTAAACAGTTTCTCAGATGAGATGCTGTCTAAACCGTCGTACAACGACGAAAAGTATTGGACTTATCATGAACGCAAGGATGTAGACTTGGGGTCGTACTACACATCTCGTGAGTACCTCGAAGACTGTTTGTCTCGCGGCCGTGATGGTCTGGTTGGCCCGCCCGATAGATACTTCGCACAACCAATCTCCAAAATGGTGCGTGAAGACAAAGAGATGTGGGGTGGATTTATGCAAAAGGTCAAATATGACTTTGCGTCAGAACTTGGCGCACATACATCTGCCCTACTATCTTACTATCCGCCTGGTGGGTTTGTAGGTTGGCATACTAACTTTGATGCCAATGCGTATCAAGTCTTGTTTACGTGGTCAGAGACCGGAGATGGTTTCTTTGAGTACTATGACAAGAAGAACGACGAAATCATAAAGATTCCGGATGTGCCTGGCTGGCAATGTCGTCACTACTATTTTGGTGCGGGTCATGAAGAAGACCTACACTGTTGGCACGCTGCATACGCTGAGTGTCAACGCATTACCCTCGCATATAAATTTGTGAATAACGGTAGTGTAGATAACCCTGAAGATGCGCAAGCAAGACAGATGCGTGATATGTTAATTGAAGAGATTGAAAATGAAGAATAATGATGTGGTGACAGTAGTCACAGTAAGTGGAGAATACGTAGGTCGTTTGGATGGTATGAATAGTAACGGTACAGTTACTCTCAAAGACCCACGTATGTTGATTCATGGCGATCAAGGTATCGGTTTTGCACGTGGTGTGTGTATGACAAGTAAGGAAAATCCTGAGAAGGTTTCTTTCCAACAATATGTTCTATGCACACTAACTAATGATGATTTTTCCGCCGCATGGACGGAAGCAACAAGTGGAGTGAAATTAGTAGTATGATAGGACCAGAAGATAAAAAGAAAGTCGCAGATGCGATTAGAGAGATGTCTGACAGTATGTTACGTATTGATGCAGAGAAAGAGTTGATGAAGGACATCGTCGATGTCACTAACGAGAAGTACGGTGTTGATAAGAAGCACTTCCGTAAACTTTCTACTATCTATCACAAGCAGAACATGGAAGAGTCTCGCACAGAGGCTAATGAAGTTTATGAATTGTACGAGGAACTATTCCAGTAATGCTTTTGACTGCCGGTTGTAGTTTCGTCTGGGGAGACGAACTGAAAGGGTTTGATGATGTCCCACCGACCCATTGGCCACTAACCTTTACTCATCTGCTCGCGGATAAACTCGATATAGAGTATGAAAACCGTGGGTTTTGTGGAGCATGTAATGATAAGATCTTTAGAGAGGTCATTGACTTCTTGCACTCCAACCCTAATAAAGTTACTCATATAGTAGTCCTGTGGTCTGCATGGCAACGCAAAGAGGTTGTGGAGTACATGCCGCCTAAACGAGAAAAGAGTATTGGTAGGCAGACCAGTACCACGCAGTTTTCTCAATTGCGCACTAATACCATATATGATAGAAGCTTTAGGGACTCTTATGAAAACATGTTTAAGAACGCATATGATTCTAAGACAGACATTATGCACACTATCAGTAAGATGAAATCACTTGAAGTAATATGTGATGCGGCAGGGATACAATTGATTCAGGGAGTGTTTCATTCAAGGAATTGGTCTAACATCATGTCGATACTATCAGACAAGTGTCCGGATGATGCTTCAGGAAAAATACAAAATAAAGAGTTTCTTATCGATTCCATTCCAGACTACAAAAAGTGGTTGTTAGATTCTATAGGGTCTTTGAAGAATACTAGTCGTATAGGTATGGGTCGAGATAAAGACCTATTTACCATCTGTAGATCAATAGATGATATGAAAGAGTTTGGTCATCCAGGCGAGAGGAGTCAAGTCATCTTTGCAGACTTTCTACACGAAACTTTCGCAAAGATTGGTCAGTAATTACTTGACACCCCCCTCATAATATAGTATAATTCACCTCATGTTACTAATAACTATTGAGGTGTTTTATGCTAGTTCAACTTGAAGTAGACGATGATAGTATTGATCAATTGATGGTCAGAACATTGTCTGATCATATTCCATACCTATGTCCCAAAGAAGAAATCGAACTCATAGACGCGATGAAATGCGTTTGTGACTACTTTAGCGTGGAGGGTATATAGTGAGTTATCAATCAAACATTGCCAGAGAGTACGCTGTACTACTCGCAAAGTCGGGTTCTAACCCCAGTCCTAAACAAAAGAAAGAGTTAGCGAAACTTCTAAAACTACTGCGTAAGACAGTCTAATGAGATTGCGCATATTATCGTTCCTCGTGTCAATATCTGTAATTGGATATATAAACTATGTCAACGCACAAGATGATGATATGAATGAAGAAGTCGAATGTCTGGCATTGAATATATACCATGAAGCAAGGAGCGAAAGTCTTGCCGGACAATATGCGGTTGCGGATGTTACTCTCAATCGTGTGAAAGATCGACGTTATCCATCATCTATATGTGGGGTCGTCAAACAAGCAGTACTGAGTCAATGGGGAACCGACAGAGGGCTTATAATACCTAGACGCAATATGTGTCAGTTCAGTTGGTATTGTGATGGTCTCTCAGACGAACCAGTAGAAACATATTCTTGGTTACGTGCAAAGGACGTGGCACGAGATATGATTTTCTTCCGTAAGTACAATGGAATAACAGAAGGGTCTACACACTACCATGCTAATTATGTAAAACCTGAGTGGAGTTCCCACGAACGGATGAGATTGATTGGTAGGATTGGAGACCACATCTTCTATAAAGAGGAATACTAATGTCAATCGATTATGCATCGCTTCCAACGGGGTTGTTTCCAGAAGAAGCAGAGGTAAATAATGCATATATATTGTACGATTATACAGGTGGACTAATCTGTGTGTACGGTGATGCAGAACGGGCGATAGACCGCGCTGCAGATGAAGTGACTAAGGACTACCAATACAATACAGTACACGTTGATGTGTTTGATTGGGCTATCACAGTTAGAGGTGATTTAGGAGAGGTGACGATCCTAGTAGAAAAAATCAACTAAAGTATTGACAAAGACGTTGTCTTTTGTTATAATACTGAAAATGTCC